CCATGGAAAACAGTGCTGGAGCTATCAACAACTTTAAGAGAATTAGGAGATTCCTCTGCTGGGTGGGATAAAGCAGCCGATATTTTATCTTCCACTGATGTTCTTGACCGTCAGGAATTAAAAGACTTGGTGCCTTTTAATCATCTACGAAATTCACGAGCTGATGATGGTCTAACCTATTGGTTAAGTTCAGGTTTTACAGTTGACCCTAATAATGGTGTATCAGGAACAGCTTCCTTTAAAGCTGAGGGCGTTTTAGGGATGACGAAAAGTCTATCCCAGACCGTTTATCCTGCCAGTAGGAAGAGTTACACTTTCTCAGCGCAGATTGCATCGGAAAACCTTCAGAAAGGGCCAAACGGGCAAGTTGGGATTGAAGTTGTCATTGAATATGAGGATGGGTCGACAGAAACCAGGTTTATCGATCTCTTTTAGGAAGGAGGCAGTGCTATGGCTTATTTTTCACAGACAGCACATGCTATTACACCGAGAGGTATTGGAAAGATAAAGTCGCTTACCATCCGTCTTTTCATTACTGATTGTTCTGGTGAGGTGTTCTTTACAGATATGCTTTTGCAAGGTGGTTCTGTTGCTACGGGCTGGATTGGTCATGTATCAGAAATTAAGTGGACGTTGGATGGGTAGGTGGTGCAGATGCCAGTTACATTTACCAGGTTTGCTGAGACGATTCATTGTAAAGAGGATAAACGAGTAGTAAGCGTAACAGTGAAACTACTTCTTGGAGATTGCACAGGTACTGTTTATTTCACTGATATTCAGGCTCAGGAAGGTGATCGTCTAACCGGTTATACAATTAATACAGAAACGATGCTTCAAAAATTCCGGGAGGGCGGTGTTATTGTTCCCGCTCGTTTTTATAACGGAGTGGTTCGTAGCGGAGAGACGGTTATTCTCTTCAATCTGGGTTCAACTTCCACAGGTCTTGACTGTCATATCTATCCTATACAGAATATGGCTGCGGGTAGTATCCAATTGTCTCAAGGGGCAGGGGCGCATAGGGTAAAGTTTAAAGAGGTCGCTAGCCCAGGCGATACCTTTTCACTACTAGCATCAACCAGACAGTGTTTAAAGAATGGAAATCCAACTGATAAGGAAGGATTTTTTCAATATACAGCATCCGGTGATAGCAAACATGTGGTGAAGCTAGAGGACAGAAAATCAGCTCGGTTATTGTTCGAATTTCAAGAAATGCAGGAAGGAAGTGAGCGCCCTTGATTGATTACCTAAAAGGTAAGCGGTGCATGGTTTGGAGTTTCATGGGAAATGCCCGCATGTATCAGGCGCTACGAGACTATGGCGATCGAATTGATACGGTGGGTATTTTTACTTTTGAAGTGGATATCACCGGGACCATAACAGAAACAGGAACAAGCATATCCAGTATGCTTACTTACATTAACCGCTGGCCTCATATCAAATGGCTACTTACAATCATGAATCATGGTACGGCTTCTATTTTTACAGCCCTTAGAAATAACACCAATGGTGCAAAGGATAAATTTCTTACTGAGATTATTCGCATCATGAATAAGTATCCTTGGTGTGCTGGAGTGGATATAGACTTGGAACGTGGAGGTGGCTATGAAAACAAGGATGCTGCTAATGATCTATTTCGAGACATATATAACACTGTCAAAGCCTATGATTCTTCGAAACTCGTAAATATTTGTCTACCGGGCATGACTGGAGTACAAGGCTCGGTTGGTGGCGAAAACTGGTGTGTTTATGAAGACTTGAATCCCTATTGTGATACAGCAACGATTATGAGTTATGGCATGGCATGGGCAGGATCTGCACCGGGTCCGGTATCTCCCAGGGATTGGTTGGAAGGCATTTATGATTATGCAGTCCGGGTTATGACTCCTGAAAAAATTTTTTTAGGACTGCCTGCATATGGTTGGAACTGGAGAATCCACGATACACCAGAAAATCTGGGCATCACTTATCGTGGGATTTCAAACACATATTATGCGGCACAGCTTTGGATGACAGGGGGATATAACTTTACAGATGATGGACCACCACAGCCCATGATTCCTATCATAGCGTATTGGGATGATTATGATAAGGTGCCTTGGGCCTTGCCACATGTGTATGACTACATGGAAGGCTGGGATGCAGTTTCAAGAACCTATCCTTTACTGGGTGAAACTTATAACCGTCGCAGGTATTTGACTGCCTACAGCAAGCAGCAAAAAACTGAATTTGGCACGATATATGTAGATCGTAGTGGCGGAACCCCTGATAGCTATACTGATAATGTATCGGTTTCTTCTCAAATGATAACACTTGGTGAAGAAGGTGAAGCCGAATACGAATTTGAAATTTCATCTGCTGGTATTTATGATGTAGCCATTCGCATCTCATTTCCCTTCTGGGATAAGAATAGTATTCATGTTTCACTTGACGGGACAAGTAAGGTATTTAGCGAGAATAGGCTGTGGTGGCCATACTGGCGAACAACTTGTTGGCTTTCTTTGGTTTCTGGTGTATTTCTTTCAGCTGGTATCCATACTGTCAGCGTTAGTACCTCAGTACCAGGTGTGCAGTTCTATGGATTTCGAGTATGTTCGAGTTTTTCTGAAGAACCTTCTGCTGGAGAGGCAGAGTTTATGCTATCCCCTCGCAAATTTAAAGATGTGAACGGTTTAATGGCTGAACCCGATAAAGGTTTTATATTGACCACTGAGGTGCTACGCAGAAAGCCTGATTCAGCACTAATTTGGTATGAAGACTTCAGAGATGACAATCCACTTCCCTCCAGCTACTGGACAGCACTTAGCGGCGAGTGGCAGGTATGGCAAAATCAAAATGATCCCGCCAGTCGTCCCTATTCGCAGCTTGACGGGTATGGCCAAGTGGCGTGGAAGTATAGCGGGTTTTCAGATGTTCATTTGCGGGCAAGGTTGGCCTTTACTCCAGAGGGAAGTGGTCGTGCAGGCATTTTTTGTGGTAATGTCTTTTGCTGTTTAAACTTTAATACACAGCGTATTGAACTATATAATGGTTCTTCTCTAATCGGCAGTTATGCCACTGAAATCGTTAAAACGGCATCAGCAGATCTTCGCTCAAATCCAAGAATGTACACCATTGAAATGAGGATACGAGGTAACTCTGTGAGGGTTTATTCTGGAGCAAGCAATGTTTTGCGCTTTACAGCGACGCTTAGTGGTTTTTCAGGAGGGTATGCCGGGGTTCGGTCTGATGGACGTATTCTATGCGAATTACTTAGACTGGGAGATGCCTGGACTTATGAACCTTATGAAAGGTTTGATGTAACCTTCCCGGATGGAACCACAACTGAGTATGGGCGGCTGGCAAGAACCGGTGTAACATGGGATAGTGAGTTTCAGGTTTTCACAGTTAACAATGATGTGGAGGAAGCTTCTACACGAAACCAGGACATCTCTATGGATTATGATTTCTTCCATTCAGGGCTTTTGCCGCTGGCCTGTGGAAATGATTATTCAGTAAAAATCGTGCCCAAGGACATCAATGTCTGGATTTCACGTTTGTTTCTTGGAGATGCTGACGGTTTTTCTATTCTTTATTATCAGGATGTAGACAGCCTTGTTTATTGGGCAAACGAGGCAGCGTATCGATGGAAGCTTAGAGGAATTGCCATATGGTCTTTAGGACAGGAGGATATGAGACTTTGGGAGGCACTGCCTAAACAAATATAATTAACGATTCAGGAGTGTTTGCGAAAAATTGCAGGCACTCTTTTTATATATTCACCAATCATGAAGGAGGTAAAAATCATGAAGGAAATATGGAATTGGGTACAAGCTGCACTTACAGCATTTGGTGGATTCTTGGGCTGGTTTTTAGGAGGTTTTGATGGTTTTTTATATGCATTAGTGGCATTGATGGTAGCTGATTATATCACTGGTGTCATGTGTGCCATTGTTGATAAGAAGCTATCTAGTGAGATCGGATTTAGGGGCATCTTTAAGAAGGTGCTTATTTTTGTTTTGGTCGGAATTGGACATATGATTGATACGAACCTTATCGGAGAGGGTAGCGTGCTCCGGACAGCCATTATCTTTTTCTATTGCTCCAATGAAGGAATATCTATGCTAGAAAATGCTGGTCGACTAGGACTGCCAATACCAGAACAGTTAAAAGACATTCTTGTACAGTTGCATAACAAAGGAGGAAATGAGTAATGAATCTGAGGAAACTTATTCTAACTGAAAATGCGTGTTATAAGGCAGGCAGAAAGATTACACCGAAGGGCATTATGGTTCATAGCACTGGTGCAAATAATCCGTATCTTCGTAGATACGTTGGACCGGACGATGGCCTGTTGGGTGTAAACGAGTACAACAATCACTGGAATCAGGATAAACCAGGTGGGAGGCAAGTATGTGTTCATGCATTCATTGGAAAGCTTAAGGATGGTTCAATTGCCACTTATCAAACCCTGCCATGGAACCATCGTGGATGGCATGCAGGTGGAAAGGCAAACGATACTCATATTGGTTTTGAAATCTGCGAGGACGGTTTGACCGATGCCGCGTATTTTAATGCGGTTTATAAGGAAGCGGTAGAACTGTGTGTGTATCTCTGCAAGCTCTATAACTTGACCGAAAAAGATGTTATTGGTCACTGTGAAGGATATCAAAAAGGCATAGCAAGTAATCATGGCGATCCGAAAAACTGGTTTCCAAAGCATGGAAAAGGCATGGATACCTTCAGAGCGGATGTGAAAAAGCTATTAAGTGAAGGAGAGAAGCCTGCAGAACAGGAGAAAAAGAAATATTATCGTGTGCAAATCGGTGCCTATTCTGTAAAAGCCAATGCGGAAGCGCAACTTGCCAAAGCTAAGAAAGCTGGTTTTACCGATGCCTTTATTAAGTACGATTAACGAACAGCTAATTTTTATGACCCGAGGAGTATAACAGCTCTTTGGGTCATTTTTTTTGCCTTTTAGGGGTTCGAATCATCAAGGATTTTTGCATATAGGTGCAGGGTTTTCCCTGTAGAAATGGAGGTTGCCTATATGCAGATAACTAAAATTACAGATAAACAAGATTTACTATTAAATCCAAAAAAGAAATATTTAAGTGCTGAGGTGCTTCAAAGAGAATTTGATTATTATAGAGCAGAAAAATTGCTTAGAAAGATGCTCGAAAAAGGCTTAATAACGGAAGTGGAATTCAACAAAATAGACGCACTAAATCGCCAAACTTTCTCTCCATTTTTGAAGGAGATAATGCCCTCAAATCGTTGATATATAAGGGTTTCAGAGGTAATATGTGACCTACCAAGAAGGAGGTGAGAGGATGAAAAAGATAACGAAAATAGAAGGAAATACGGCCAACTCTTTTATTAAGCCAAAAACACGAGTAGTTGCCTACTGTCGAGTTTCTACAGGCAGTGATGAACAACTTGTCAGCTTGCAAGCACAAAAGGCCCATTATGAGAGCTATATAAAGGCTAATCCAGAATGGGAATACGCAGGCTTATATTATGACGAGGGTATCAGCGGCACGAAAAAGGAAAACCGCTCTGACCTACTTAGAATGTTATCAGACTGTGAAACTGGGAGAATTGACTTAATTATTACAAAGTCAATTAGCCGATTTGCCAGAAATACTACAGATTGCTTGGAGATGGTTCGAAAACTGATCGACCTTGGGGTTCATATCTATTTTGAGAAGGAAAACATCAATACGAGTTCAATGGAGAGCGAATTGATGCTCTCCATTTTAAGTGGGCTTGCAGAAAGTGAGTCAATTTCCATTTCCGAAAATACGAAGTGGGCCATTCAAAGACGATTCCAAAACGGAACCTTTAAAATTTCCTACCCACCATATGGGTATCAAAACATTGACGGTCAGATGATAATAAACCCCAAGCAAGCTGAAATTGTGAAGTATATTTTTGCAGAGGTATTATCGGGCAAAGGCACACAGAAAGTTGCAAATGATCTTAATCAAAAGGGTATCCCTTCAAAAAGAGGTGGTCGTTGGACAGCTACTACGATTAGAGGGATTCTGACCAATGAAAAATATACTGGCGATGTTATTTTGCAAAAGACTTATACTGATAGCCATTTTAACAGGCACACCAATTATGGTGAAAAAAATATGTATCTAGTAGAAAACCACCATGAGGCAATTATCAGCCATGAAGATTTTGAAGCTGTAGATGCCATTCTCAATCAGAGAGCCAAGGAAAAAGGAATCGAAAAACGCAACAGTAAATATCTAAACCGATATGCTTTCTCTAGCAAAATTATCTGCTCGGAATGTGGCAGTACCTTTAAAAGACGGATTCATTCATCCGGTCCAAGAAAATACATTGCTTGGTGCTGCAGTAAGCATATAAGCAATATAACGGAATGTTCTATGCAGTTCATTCGAGATGAAGATATAAAGACTGCATTTGTTACGATGATGAATAAACTCATTTACGGTCAGAAGTTCATATTAAGACCACTTTTGAATGGGTTACGTAACCAGAATAATGTAGCGA